GTGACGGCTCATGTCCATGTCCTTTTAAGTACGGTAAAAAACTTGCCTTCGCGTTTAAATTCTATGTGGCTTGGCGGCTCACCCTCGGTAAGCTGCTGCGCCATCTCATGCAGGTCGGCTACGCTGTAATCTAACGCCACGCCTGCCTTGTAAGCTATGTCGGTTAATAGTCGCCTGCTCTTTTCTCCGGCGTACCCGTCGTGCGTTACGGCCAGGTATTCGGTCACTGGTGCGTCACTCAGGCCCCCATAGTAGGTGAGGCTCAACATCTCCTTACCACTGGCGCGGCTTATGTGCTTGCGCCAGGTCCACGCGGTAACGTCAAGGTCCACGCCCTCCACGCCCATAATGTCTAAGTTGGACAGTTTGAGCGCTGGCTTCACCGGCTCGGGGAACTCTGCGCCGCAAGCTGGGCAAACCCGCACCGATAAAGCGCATATCTCTTGGCAGTGGTCGCAGACCTTAACGGGTGCCTCGCCCACCTTGTCGCCCTTCTTTGCTGGTGGCCTAACGGCGGTAATTGGGCCGTGCTGTTCCACCACGCCTGCAAAGTCTAAAACTAGGCAGTCGGTTTTACCCGGCGCGATCCGCAGGCCACGACCCCCTTGTTGGAGATAAATTCCCGGACTGCAAGTTGGCCTAGCCATTACAAGCAAGTCAATTTCTCCGTGGTCAAAGCCAGTGCTTAAACAATTAACATTTGTAACCGCCTTAATTTTTCCTGATTTGAAATCTTCAATAGCTTTTTCCCGTTCAGTTTTTGGCATGTCACCAGTCACGGCAATAGCAGCTATTCCTTTTTGGTTCAACAAATCGGCAATGTGTTGAGCATGTGCCACGCCAGTACAAAAAACCATCCAGCATTTTCTGTTTAATGCCTTTTCAATGACTTCATTAACCATTCGCTCATTGTTATCCTTAGTGTCAACAACCTTTTGCAGTTCGCTTTCAATGTATTCGCCGCCACGCTTTTTTACTCCATCGGTACTAATTTGAAATTTTGGCAGTTTGCTGCGAAGTGGTGACAAAAATCCCTTAAAAATTAATTCTTCAATGCTTACAGGCTCAATTAATGAATCAAAAATAGCTGATTTGTCAGTAATGTAGCCATGTCCCATTCTGAATGGAGAAGCTGTATATCCAATGACGCGCAGGTTCTGATTTATCTCTAGCAGTTTGCTAATGATTTTTCGATAACTTCCTTCATCCTTGTGTGAAATGTCGTGACACTCATCACAAATAAGCAAATCTATGTGACCAATTTGATCTAGTCTCTTGATGATTGACAATGGCCCTGCAATGGTTATTGGTTCACCCAATTCTTTTCTTCCTACACTGGCGCTGTAAATTCCAACGGGCGCATTCGGCCAAATTGTCCTTAATTTTGCGTAATTTTGCTCAATCAATTCTTTGCTCCTGGTAAGCATAAGAATTTTTGTTTCAGGCCATTCAGTTACAGCTTGCCTACAAAGTTCAGCAATAACAACACTTTTACCGCTTCCTGTAGGCAATGAAACACATGGATTTCCCGAATTGCGCTCCATCCAGTCATAAAGCATTGTTAGGCTTCTAGTTTGATATTCTCTAAGTTGCATTTGTGACAAGATTCACCTCTTTTAATTCTATTAATTGTTGATCTGGTTACGCCATAAATTTGAGCAAGTTCAGGCCCGTTTTTTATTGACGTTTTAATTTCATTGGCTTGTTGGTCAGTAATTTTTGCCCTACCATTTTTTTCGCCAACATAGTGGCGTCCTTTTTTTAAAGCGTCTTGTGCGTTATCTTTTACTGTTCCAACGAATAGATGATCTGGATTAACACATCCTGGGTTATCGCATTTATGGCAAACAACCATTTCATCTGGTATTGGCCCGTTGTGAATCTCATAAGAAAGCCGGTGCGCTCTGGTGTTTTTTGAGTCACCCGGCAAAACCCCGTAGCCATCTTTATCTGTATGTGATCGCCATTGCCAGCATCCGTTTTCAAGTTTTGCAAAACGAGAAAAAAACCTTTGTTCTAAAGTACCGGATTGTTGAAGCCTCATTGTTTTCATGGCAATTGAACTTTTTTCTGATTTCAAGCAACCGCAAGACTTGCTTCCACCATTTTTCACAGTTGTTCCATACACCACACGATGCGTTCCACATTCACACAAACAATGCCAAAAATTACCTGTTTGCTTGGCACTTTTAGGTTTTTCCGCTTTAGAAATTACCGTCCAACGGTAGAATTTTTGTCCGGTTAGATCAATAGATGGCTTGCCCATAATATAAAAATCCTTACTTAGTGATAATGTTTACATTATAACATCATCCAACAACCTTCACAGGCACCGCCAATCTACAAACACCAGTCCGGCAACTTGGTGCAGTCTTAGACTGACAAACACCCAAGCGCTCGCAGATTGCTTTTTGTGGCTTAGGTGGCACCCAGACTGTTTTGTATTGGGGCTTGCTTGTAAAACTCTGAAACGCTGGTTTTGCTGGTGGGTTCCCATTGCAAGCATGGCGGTTAGCCTCTTGCAATGATTGCCAAGCCCAATTGCATTCGACGCAAACCCAGTATGGCGGCTCTGAAGGTGGTTTTACTTGTTTAAGCATTACGCCACCACCCTCGCATCAAACTCACCACGCAACCGGTTTACCGTAGGGTCAGCGCAAGCCGCAGCATTGGCAAGTAGTTCCTTGCTGGAGTACACGCCCTCGCCTGGCTCACCATTAGCCAAGCCCAAGCCATTGATCTCATAGACGGCCACCCAGTCGCTAGGGCTTTCTAAGCGCTTCCACGGCACCAAGTCAGGGTGCAAGACGTGGCTATCGCAACCGGTATGCTGAGACTCTGTGGGTATTACATCGTCCCATTTGGCGCAGTGCCAAGTCGAATCGGACAAAGGCGTTGCATGGGCGCAGGTGCGGCAGTTGACCTCTTTGGTGGTCTTGCTTCCGTGGCAGAAGTCATGCGCCGCGCACATCTTGCATTCAAACCATGTTGGGTCAACACTAATTGGTGGAGGCAGTCTGTCGGTAAGGGTTAACCGCTGACCCCTTGCAATAGCCTTCAGAGCATGGTCAATGTCATACTCTAAACGCTCGGTATAGATTCTGTCATCGTCCTTGCAGATAGCCACGTACAAGGCACGTTTTAACTCGGTGCCGTGCATGTACACTTGGCACTGTGTAAAGTGCATGGGCTTACTCTTTGCCACGCCATTTTTCTCTAGGTCGTTGAACGACTTGAGGCTATGGGTCTTGAATTCCAAAACATGTTCAGTCTTGGCCGCACCAGGCACACCCTTGCCAATGCCATCCAAGCTGCCTGATACATGGCTTCCAAAATCAACCTTGCGCTGAGTGCCTGTCACGCTCATCCCAATGGCGCGAAGGTCACTGATGATAGTGGATTCTTCATTTTGGCCTCTGCGAAACAAGCGCAGTATCCGTCCCTTGAACTTTTCTTGCACCGCCCATCGAAACGACAGCCAAAGCCACCTTTCGCAATGGTGGCCTAGAGTGCTGGCCCCCATGTGGGCACGGGGCTGCTCTGGCCGTGCTTCGTGGGCTTTGTCAATTAAACTGGTAATTGTTACTTCTGGCTCTGGTATCATCATGTTTGTTCTCCTGTTGAGTAGTTGACCCCGCCGTTACAAGCGGGGTCTTTTTTTACTTGCTCTTAGCCCAAGGTGGTGCAGCCTTTGCAGGTGCAGCAGGCGCGGCAGTCGGTGCTGATGCCTTGAAAGAGACACCCTGAGCTGGGTTGCTCAAAGCCTTAAAGCCCTTGATCTCATTGCCTGCGTACTCACCAGTCTTGACGACCAGCTTAATGCTCAAGTTACCGCCGATCAGTTGGTCGGTATCGGACACTTTTGCCAAGCCAATGGCTCGCATGATTTCGCCCAGTTGTGATCTGCCAATCTCCTCGGCCTTAGTACTGGCGTTCTTGATGTTCAAGTTGCCAAAAATGACACGCCCTTGATGGCTTGGCCCTGTGATGGTGTACTTGCAAGCAATGTACTTACCGTCACCTGCCTTGGTTTCCTTGACCTCTGCACCCGTGATGGCGGCGTTGTACCAACCTTCTGGCAGTGGTTCAAAGTTGTTGTTACCAACGGGCAGCGTATCGACGCTAAATTCTTCGTCTAAAAAAGCCATGATTAATCCTTCGTGATAGTAAAAGTAGGGCGTCCGGGTGTGGACGTAATTGCACCAAGCAAAGGTCCGGTCACGACACTAGATGCCGCACCCCATGCCTTTGCATTGATTTCAGGTTTCCAGCGAAAGAGGCTGGACAGGTGTTCAGACAGACCGGCTTCAGCGGCAAGCATTTGCAGTTTGTCGGCGTCAACCTTCTTGTTGATACGGCCTTCCATCTTGATGATGTAACCTTCAACCTCGTGTTTAACGGTTCCGTCAAGGTCTTTAGGAATGGCAAACTGCACAGCCATCTGGTCTTCAAGCTCACGGCGCTCGGTCACCGCAGCGGCTTCGGCTTTTTTGGCGTCGAGCCAACGTTGATATAAAGTCATGCTGTGTACTCCAGTGCTTGTAATTTACTTATGCGGTCATTGATTTCGGTCACGGTCTTTTGATAGTCAGCCATGGCTTTGGTTTTACGAGCCTCTAAGGCTGCGATCTGCAACTGACGAGGGTCAAAGTTTTCGGGAACGTCAATCTCAACTTCTTGCTCGCTGACCCACACGCGATAGTCATCGATGTCGTCAGGGGCGAAGAAAGAAAGAACTTGGAAGCCGCCTTTGTAGTCATTTGCAAACTTGCTGTAGTAGACGTGGACAGTGGTTTTGATTTTCATGCTGCACCGCCAATCTTTGCAATGATTTCGCCCAAGTCAGGCGCTTCCCACGCGCTTAGTTTGCCTGACCTGTCCTTTGCAAGCCAAAGGCCATCAGAGTCACACATCAA